GGGGGCCTCTCCTTACGGCGATGACTTTTCCGCCGAAAATGCCAAAGCAACGCTGATTGGCCCAGACATTACCCCCTCATCATACAATCCAGGGGTGATCGTCAATGGCCCAGGCATGCGGCAGGCATACAAGGAGACCCGCATGGACGCGTTCAAGAACGTGACTAAGCCATCAGACTCATTTGTCAAGATTATGAGCTTCACCGTGCGGCATTTCATGCTCAACCTGACGCGCGAGACAGGAATAGAGAAGGGAACAATGCATCTCCCAACCGCTGGGGAGGTCGAGGAGTCGAGAAATCGGCGCCTTCAACGCATGCGCAGAACTGCGGCGCACCTCTCAGGCGAAACTCGAGAGAAGCCCGCTGAGATCCAGATGAAGAACGAGGTTGTACATAAGACCAAGAAACCTCGCGGCATCAACAGCTTGCCCTACGACCTGAGCGTTGACTCGGGACGCGTCGGAAAGCTGCTCAAGGATTTGTGCAAGAATGCCTCGTGGTTCATCCCAGGCAGCACACCCGCTGAGATAGCGGAGTCACTGCGTGAATGTAGCGAGCTCGGCGAGCGTAATGCGAACATGTCAAGTCAACCAGACATGAAGACGCTTTGGGCCGAGGAATGGGGAGAGGTTTCCGGGCTGATGGCCGGCGACTTTGTTGCGATGGACGAGACATTCAGTCAACACATCGTGAACCTCACGCGGATAGTGGTCAAGTACTTCGTCATTGCGTCTGACGAGGAGGAGACACTCCGCATCTGGGACTCCCTATTCAAGATCCCGGCCAGGATTCAGACTGTCGATGGTTCGCCTCCCGACGTCGTGTCTACCGGCTGGAAGAACTGCTCTGGTGCTGGAACAACGACGGAATTAAATACTATCACCGCCGCCATGCGCCGGATGCTGACGTCGACGATCGCTCTGGTTTGCCGCCACCTTGTTAAAGACCCCGCCACTGCGGGCCTCCTGTCTGACAGCCGCTTCGGTGGCTCGTCGACGGACGCCACGGACTTTGGCCATGCGGGCATGGTTGCGGAGCTAAAGGCGAGCTTAGATGCGCTGAACTTCACCACCTTCACGAAGGCCATCAAGGAGACGGAGAAAGATGGCATGCTTGACCTGCGGGGAGCACTTGGGGAGGGTGGCGCTGGCACCAAGATTGCGCGGCTTGCGTATGATTGTACTGGACCAAAGTTCGGGGACGATTCGGTCGACCCGGGCTTGCCTTTTGTGCCAGACGCGGTTTACCGCATGGTCGTGGACTATGTTAATCGCTCAGACGGAATGACCATCGAGATGGACTTTGTGAAGACCACCGTTGGCCAGGTCGAACCCGTCGAATTCTTGAGTCGAGTGTATCCATCACCCGGCACGTCGCCAACGTCCTACGCCAAGATCCTCCGTGCGTGCGCGAAGCTCTCCGTCAACATCAATGGAGACCCAATGCGCGCCGAGTTGAAAATGCGTGGTTACATGGCGGTCGATTCGAAGACACCGGTCGTGCGGGAGTACATCATTGCTCTTGCCACGATTAATGGCTTCAACCTCGCACCCATTGATGCGGAAGCCCTCGCGACCTTGTACGATGTTGATCGAGACATGTACTATAGGACGTGCTGCGGCCCGTACCCTCGTAATGAAGAGTCAGATGAGCTCACTTACGAGGCGTTGAGTAACCAGCTCGGTTTTACCGGCAGCGAGCTGGGCGAGTATTGCCGCATACTCGAGAAATGCAAGTCTTGGGAGGAGATCGAAGAGATGAAACTCCCGAGCGACAGTGACGCTGTCCAAGGCGACCCTCAAGGCACGCTTCGCGTTGCCTCACATTTGGGGTATGTCCGTCTCAGTGACGTGGACAAGTCGCAAGGCCTCCCACCTTCTTCGTCGTCGTGTGATGCCGACCTCAGCCCATTGCGTGGCGGGGAGGCACCCGACGTCGATTAGGTGGGTTGTCGGGAGGAGCAGCACCAACCGTGGGTGAAATTGGGGAAGGGTAAAGATGGACCCCCTGGTTCCTAACTCCTTACTGCTCAAGGCTCTGCCGGGCCGAATATCGCGCTACGCGTTGTTTTGCGACACATCGTCGCCCTTGCCACTTCTCAGTTCCTTGGCAGGAACATCGCACAAGAAAATGGCCGAGGCCAAGCGTCTCGCTGACGTTGTCCGGGCCAAGGATCCGATGGAGGCCTTATGCAAAGAGAGGCTCATCACTTCCGAGGCGTGTGACTGGTTGAAATACGCTGTCGACCCGTTCCATGACCTGCAGCTCGACTCGCTCCGTGGTTATCCAGACGTTTCCACGGAGCCAACAGTAGTCGTAAAAGTACGCCAGGCAGTTACCGTTACGCACCCTCCAATTGGTGCGCATTACCATGACGGTGACACCTGGAATTGCCACGTCATTTTATCGCCGGTTGATTTTGCGCCGCCGGTCATTGACGGGGCTACCAACACCACAGGTGTCGCACAGGCGCGTGCGACTCCACATACTCTTCTCTCTACAGGCTCACCACCCCAGGTTGCCGGCGCAGTCGATGTGACTGGCGGCTCCGCCCTTGAAGAAATTGGGCGGATGGATGGGCTGGTGATCAATTCCGTGCGTGACGTCCCCGGCGACTCTTCAATGACATTCACTCCTGGTCATTGTCCTGCAGACGCCGTTGATGGGTACGCGATGACGGGATTGCACCTCGACAAATACCTCGACTTTGGTTCTACCGAACTCGGGGTTTACCGCGTAATCTATTCGGGATTCGAGGTGGTGAACACGACTGCTCAGATTTACAAGCAGGGTGCTGTGACAGTTTATGAATATGGCAATTCTTACGAGATGGCGGCCGCGACGGTCGACAATCAAGCCATTCCCCCAGACACGAATAACTTGCAGGACCAGTTTCCTTGCACGTACTTCCGCACTCCACCGAATAACCTGGCTGAAGCGAAGATCATGCCGGGCTCACACTCGTGGGCTGCCTCTGACGGGACATATAACACAGCCAAGTTTCAGTCGGATAACCCCTTCCAGGGCATCACCGGCCGGAATTTCGTGTTTGCGCAGAATGAAGATCGGGGCTCGCTCGAGGGCGGATACAGGAACGGACTGGGGCAGCTTGGCTACGGGTCGGCTGCGTCACGTGGACTTACAAGCGTGGCTCTGGAACGTTTCCCGTCCCCAACACACTTCTCTCGGATGAATACATGCGGCGCGTATTTCACCGGGTTGTCTTATCAAACGAGTCTCTTTGTCACCTGGCGGGTGGGGCTGGAGCGGCTGCCGGCCGCTCTAAAGCCGACGTTTCTCGCACTTGCTCAGCCGAGCGCGAAATACGATCCCAATGCATTGGTCCTTTACAATCTTGTGGCCAATGCGTTGCCGCCAGGGTGCCCGCAAGGGTACAATGACGCCGGAAAGTGGTTCCGTTGGATCTCAGAGGCAGCATCAAAAGCCATCCCTACCGTCTACCCAGCCGTTCGTACTGCAGCAATGATTGCGAACTCCATGGGGCGCCCCGTCATTGGTGGGGTGCTGGGCGGCTTGGCAACTGCCCTGAAGGCCCCGGCCGAAAAGATGGCAGCGCAGCGGCTACAAGCTGCGCAGCGTCGTAAGGCCGGGCCGTCTGGCGCTAAGCGTCAGCCCGCTCGCGAAAAGAACTGGCAGCAACCTGGCCCCCGTGGCGGGAAAGCTGGCGGCGTGAACGGGCTCCGCTGAGGCGCCTGCCTTCGGCGTCGCGGGGGGCAGGGCATCGGAGTATTGCACTTCCGGTGTCTTTCCCCCTCGCGTCGCTCCCCTCGTACGTGCGCGGCAGCGTGCTTGCGGGGGTTCCTAAGCATCATCGCAGAAACTGTCTGCTCGTACTGCACGAGTGGGTAGGCTGGGCGGTGGTGTGTCTCTTTACCATACGACTTTGCCATCCACGACGCACCTACGGAATGCGTCGTTTATGGACCTCATTCGTGAGGGTCCTATGGACCATCCTTAA